GGTCTGTCTTTGTGTCTTTTTAATTCATCACCATAAACATATAAACGAGTATAAGTGTATGTCTCAACAAGTTTTAAATCAATCTCTTTTTCTAGTTTTGATTTTGTATCAACAAGTAAAGTTGCCATGAGTACATCATCATAGTGAGACCATGTATTTGGTATTTGACTATCATTGGTTGTACCCCAATGGTCATTAAAAGGAGAAACAAGTCTATTTTCGTGTAAAAATCTAAACACTCTCCTTTTGTTGAGTAGGTAGTGATAACACAACTCAGCCATTTCTGGACTTATAACACCTCGTATAACTTGATAGTGATTTTGTTTAAACATATTATACCTTTTCAAAATAATTAATATTTATGACCATTCTCCTTTTGATGTCTGTCTGTAGTATTGTTCTATGAAACGTCATTGTATCAAATATCAAACATCTATTTTCTTTTGCTTCTACTTCTATATATTTGTCTTTATCTAATATAGTAGGACCATTACATGTTGTTAGATAGTATATTGCTGTCTTAGCATGTGTATATGGATAATCTATATGCCAACCTATATTTGTAGGTTTATCTTCTTTTAAATTAAGATTAGCACGAATTTGTATAAGTGACGCCACATTTAATTTTCTTAACAATGGTTCAAGTACAGGTAAGTGTGGTGATTTAGTTTCGTTGTCATTGAAAAAACAATGTGTAAAATAAGGTGGGTCATTTTCTTCAACTATACTGTTTCTATAAAACCAATTAAAATCATCATCTTCAATACACTCTTTGATACGATTAAATTCAAACTTTTCTAAAAATTTTTCTTTAATTTGCATAAGAATACCATCCTGTTATAATCCATTTTTCTTGTGTTTGTGATGGCACACCTTTATGTGCATGTGTCCATTGTGCAGGCCAAATAAGTGTAAGACCTTTTCTTGGTTGTATATATCTACGTTGATAAAAAAATTCTGTTTCACCTTCGTCTGTTACCGTATTAAGATACGTCATAAAAACTAAATGTCTTTTTGCCATGTAAGGATAATAATCTACGCCTTCTTTATCTTCTGGTTTATTTGCATTATGTTCATAGTGCCATAATTTAAAACCACCACCTGGTGGGTAATATTGTATGTTTGCTTTTTCTTTGATACGAAATACAGGTTGTTCTATTTCAGCAAACATATATGTTTTTAAGTATTTTTCTAAACATTGATGTAAATGTACATTAAAATATTCTTTAGCAACTTCATCATCAAAGCTTATCGCTACGTCTGTTGATTGTTTAATATCAGGTATGATTTGTTGAAAACCAACATAACCATCATGTTTTTTATCACTCTTTTGATGATACTCAATAATCTTATCACAAATATTTGTGTCTATCATATATTCGCCTATAAAATCTGTCATAACTTTTCCTTTTGACTATCTCCAAAACCTATTTTGCCTACTGGATTTATATTCATTGCAATTGAATATCTATCTTCTACACCTTTATAGTAATATATTCTATGTCTTAGATAACTAGGAAATATTACAAGGTCGCCACCTTTAACTTTTTGTATGCAAGAATTATTTATAGTAAAGTGTTGTATATCTTCTATAGAATGTGGTATTACTTGTGGTCGTAAAAATTCTATTTCACCTTCACCAGATGGATAATACACGGCACTTAACCAGTAATTAGGGTGGTGATGAAACTCACTATAACCGTTTGTTTTTGTTAGTGTTCCCCAACTTGTTTCAATATTTACTTTGTTTGTATAACCAAACTGTTTAATACCTTCTTCTATGATGTTAGTAAATTTTTCTTTAACTGATTTCATATCAGATAGTATGTACATGTTATCTGAAGCAGATGACGCTTTGTTACCGTAACCAATATCATCATAATTACAATGTGTTAGATAACTTAATATGTCTTTGTTATTTACATCTACGTTTTCATAATAGAGTAACCACTCAGCAAAAGGTATTACTATATTTTTATGCACGATTTATTTCTTCCATTTTTTGAGAACTAATATCTAAAAATTCTATGTTAAAAGATATGATAGTTTTTGTATTATCATTTTGTACAGGTGGTGCTCTGTGTATCATAAATGACGGAAACATTACAATATCTCCTTCTTCACAATTTAAGTTTATTATCTCATTATTCCATATTTGTGTTTTTGCAGAACCGTCAAACTGTAGATAGTAAACGCCTGTATAATTACGACCATGTATATGCCAACCGTGTGTAGAGTTTTTACCGTACTGTTGAAACCATATCTCAAACAATTCAAGGTCATTGTAACCTGCAAAGTTAGTCATAGTTTTCATTTCTTTCATAAAGTAAGGTAATAATTTTTTTACCCAAGGTCTTTCATAATCATTTGCATCCTTCCAGTCAGATTTTGAAATACTATCATTGTAGTAATCATCTTTAGCTGTGATTGCGCTTGCCGGTGCCGTATCTATCATTTCTAATAGATTGTTTCGTAATTCTTTATGTTCTTTTAATTTACCGTAATATATCATTTAAAAGGGTGTCCCACATTCCACATAACTAAACTATTTCTTATACCTTGTGTGACTGACGTGACCCTATGTTTTACAAATGATGGAAAAACACATATAGAACCTTTTGGTTTTATTTCGTGTGCTGTAAATTCGCCATTTGGTGTATCAAATTGTAAATCACCACCCTCATATTCATGTGGGTGAGAAAGTTGTACTGTACAAGATAATTTTCTTATCATACCACCTAATGCGTGTTCTTGTGGATAAGCATTTGCATCCTGGTCAGCGTGCCAATGATAATATTGATTTAATTTATATCTTGTAAACTGTGCTGTTTCTGTATGATTCCACTCAAAGTTCCAACCTGCTTGTGCATTTGCATGATGTATAAAAGGGTGTATTTCACGGTATATCCATGGTTCATCTAACCACGAAATATAACTACTTCTATGTTGTTCGTTTTGTTTTTGTAGATTTACGTCTTTTTGTAATGCGTCAACATCCATGTTTCCTGTTGACCCAATGATTTCTTGTCGTTGGCCTGCTAGTTTTATGATATGGTCACAAATCTCATGTGGCAGTACATCTACGAAGTAATAATAATAGTTCTTTAATAACATATAGGTATATATATTGCATAAATAGTAGTATTATGGCACAGAATAACCCAATTACGAGTAGAGAAACACTTAAACAATACTGTTTAAGAGCGCTAGGAAAACCAGTAATAGAAATCAACGTAGAAGACGACCAAGTAGAGGATAGAATAGACGAAGCAATACAATACTTTGCTCAATATCACTATGACGGTTCAGAAAGAATGTATCTCAAATATCAGATTACAGCAGATGATATTACAAGAGCAAGAAGTGACGAAACATTAACTACGGTAACAGATACAGCAGATAGTACGGTTACGTCCTCGTTTAAAGAAGGTAAGAATTATATACCTATGCCTTCAAATGTTATGTCAGTAATACAAGTGTTTCCTTTTACAGACAAGGCGGCATTAAATTTATTTGATGTTCGATATCAACTACGACTAAATGATTTGTATGATTTTTCATCTACAAGTATTATACATTATGATATGACGTTAAGACATTTAGATTTGTTAGACCATATTCTGGTAGGTGAAAGACCAGTACGATATAATCAACACAAAAACAGATTGTATATTGATATGGATTGGGCAAATGATGTCAAAGCAGGTGACTATTTGATTATTGAATGCTATCGTAAGTTAGATGGTAGTACATATACGGATATATTTGACGATATATTCTTAAAGAAATATTTAACTCAATTAATTAAAAAACAATGGGGTACTAACTTATCTAAATTTCAAGGTGTTGCCATGTTAGGTGGCGTTCAAATGAATGGTGAACAAATATATTCACAAGCACAGGAAGAAATCAATAAACTAGAAGAACAGATACAGTTAAGCTACGAATTACCACCCCAATACATGGTAGGATAATATAAATGAGAAGTACATATTTCTCGCATGGTACTCATTCTGAAAAAACTCTCTATGAAGATTTAATCATAGAACAGTTAAAGATATACGGACATGAGGTTCACTATCTTCCAAGAACAACTGTCACGGAAGATAAAATACTAGGCGAAGAACCAGACGCAAAATATACTGAGGCATATTCTATAGAAATGTATATAGAAGATGTTAATGGTTTCGCAGGTCAAGGTGACTTGATAGGTAAGTTTGGTTTAGAAGTAAGAGACGAATTGACTTTCGTTGTGAGCAGACGTACTTTTGAATTATTAGTCGACCAACCATCAAATACAATCTCAATTAACAGACCACGAGAAGGTGACATTATATACATGCCAACCTTCAAAAAGTTTTTTCAAATAGACTTTGTTGAAGATGAGGACCCAATGTATCAAATCAATGATTTGCCTATCTTCAAACTTAAATGTTCTATGTGGGAATACAGTATGGAAACTGTTGATACTGGTGTTGCTGAGATTGATGATAAACTATCAGACGAAACTTTAGATGTATTACAAAATCAAATAACACTAGAAAGTGGTACAACATCTTCAGGTAAATTACTTGCAGAGCAGACAGATGGTAATGTTCGTGCCCTAGTATCTGAAGCAGGTGATTTAATTGTTGATGAAACAGACGGCGATAATATCATACTAGAAGATGACCCTAATATGATTGACTATATAATACTAGAAGACAATTTAACAGACAACTTCAAAACAGATAGGCAAGGTGCTGATAACATTGCATTTGATGATGAAGCAGGTCTTGGTGATACAGATACGAACAATGATATATTTGATTTCACAGAAAAGAATCCATTTGGTGACCCAAGTGATAGATAATAAAGGAGAATAAACAATGTTTAAAGACACACAATACCATGAACTAATCAGAAAGACGATAGTTGCGTTTGGTACATTGTTTAACGATATGTATATTTACCGTAGGTCAAGCACAGGTAAGGTAACTCAAAAAATGAAAGTACCTTTGGCATACGGACCAAAACAAAAGTTTATTGCTAGAATTGACCAGGACTCAGCACGAAGCGCTGATAATGCTAGAACAACGGCATTAACTTTACCTAGAATAGGTTTTGAGTTGACA